AAATAATTAAATACATCAGTACCATCATAAATCATATCATTTTCCGCAAGGTGCAGCATCTCTTCAAACTTTGTACTTTCAAAGTGTTTATAAAGAATAGCTAATCTTGCTAATTGTCCTTTAGATAATAAAAAAGGCTTTGTAACTCGCTCATCGTGATTGCCAGTTCTTATGGTAATCTTTGCATCTGTACTTAATCTTAAAGGCTTTAGAATTTGCTCTTCGGTGTATTTAAACTCTTCTACTTCGTTGTATCCGTTTAAGATACCTTCCATAAAAAGTTTGTTAGTATGCTTGGAAACAAAAGGTAAATCTACTATGTCTCCGTTAATACAGACTTCATCAAATTTATTGTGTTGTAGAATATTATTAATAACTCGTAAACATTTAAGGTCAGCTAACCATCCGTGTGGGTCGGAAAATACAAATAACTTATAAGTTCTTTTGTCGGTTAATTTCTTTAACTGATATTGGTTGTATTCAGTTTCGGATAGTCTTGGTCTGTGCATAGTTTTTTTTCTCGAAATTACTAATTATTTTAGCAAATGCAATTATCTTTTATTCAAAGGCTTACGATTTATTGTTGTCATATAACCACCCAAAGCAATTAAAGCCGATAAAAATAGCTTAATGCAAGTATTTAAAGACCAAATAAAATTATCCCAGTCAATAGTAACCCAAGCATTCGCTATCGCTACAATCGCTCCAAATACCGTAGAAAGTGTGTTATTTAATTTTCGCATATAAGTTAAACTCCCTTAATCTTCTTCTCATTAATCCTTTACTCACTACACCACCTGCTTTAATCCACATCATAAAGCCTACTTTAATCTTCTCAATCGTTTGACCACCGTTAATAAACTTAACCAAAGAAGACTTTGCAAACGCTCCACATCCAATATTATAACAAAGACAAAATAAAGCATCAAATTCGTTCTGTTTAAGCGGTCTAATGACATATCTCTTAATACAAGCACTGTAAGTATCGGAAGTGTCTATAAATAGCTTATAAGCCTCCTCTTGCGTTATTTTATCTCCCTTCTTTACGGGTTGTCCGTTAGCATATTTTGTGCTTCCTATGCCCACAGTCCAAACTGCTGCACTGCACTGATAACTGTCTAATTTTAAGCCTTCAAAATCTACTAATAAATTTAAACCTTCTTCGCTTATTTGTGCCATAAGTAATCCTTAATAAAAGTTATTCCTGTTATTGTAAGTATAAAAGCACCTATTCTAACCGCCCAATTAATACCAGTGTTATAATCTCTCACTTCTTGCACTTTAGTTTCCGTTTCTTCTAAAGCACCTTCGATTGTTTCTAATCTTTGAAGGATTCCATTCCTATTTAGCTTTGAGCCTGTTATAGCTTGGCTAATCATTTCCACACTTATTGACAAAGCCTTAAGCTGGTCGTTTATTTCTTTTAACTCATTCATTATTCGTTCGTACCTTCTTGTGAATTACTTGTTGTACTACCTGGTGTTCCCTGACCTGCATTCATATCATCATCAGTAGTTGACCAAGTTCTAAACCCTGTTTCTAATTTATCAGTTTGGCTTTGATGTGTTGTTATGTTTGTTTTGTTTGATACATAGTCAAATGTAGCCTCGTGCATAAAGTGTTGACCTTGAGCCAAAGCAATATTAAATACTTGACCAAAGTTTATATCCTTACCATAAACATTACCTGTAAATTTCTGCCAGGTAGATTGATAAAAAGATAAAACTGAACGAGTAATACATTCCTGTAAAGGTCTTTCTGTATTATCTTCAGTAATAACTTCCCAATTTCTAAACCATTTAGTAGAGTTTTGAATAAGGTTATATTCAGGCTCTGTAAATCCAATAAAATCTTCAATTACTTGTGATTCGTAAATATCTCTAATACCACCGTGATACTGACCTTTATCTATTTTATAAGTATTTGAAAATGGCTTAACCATTGTACTGCTATTAGGTACATTAGTAGCATTGTAAATAAAGCCTTTTGTGTTTTGATAGTTTTGTGGAATAATACTTATCTTAATATCATCAAAATAAGTTGTATGCACTACATCAAGGTTTGTGCTATATTGTGTTCTTAAAACAAAAGTACCATAGTTATTCATTACATAACCAGTGTCTAAAGAGTTTCTATCGTAAGTAGATAATAGTTTAAACTTTGCCCAATTATCTTCATCAGTCATTTTAATTTGAATAAATTTAAGACCATCCCAATCAGGACTTTGAACAAGATTTGTAAAATCCCCTTTACTATCCAAATATCTAATTTTAGAAGTTCCACCTGGATTAGGTGTACCATCAAGAGATTTAGCAAAAGCAACTATAACCGAATCCGTAGGATTGTGTGAACCATCAAAGTAAACTGAACATTCTATTTTTACTGCAAAATAATTAATAAAAGTACCAGCGTTTGAAATTCTAAAAACATTGTATAATCCTCTATCTTCATTTGGATTTGTTGGAACTTGAATAATTTCATTTTCTGTAACACCTAAAATTCTATTATCAAAAGGTCTATCATCTCCTGTTGCATTAAAGAAATCATAACTACCAAAAGAATTCCAATTTGTAGGGTCTACTGTAGTATTTGCATAATCTTTAAAAAATCCGTAGTTATTAATTAAGTTTCTTTCGTAGTATGGATATTTATATTGAACATTAGTTAATCGTTTATTTAAAGAAACTAATTGATTAACATCAGACCAAATAACTACTCCTTCTTTACCAATAGATGAATAGAAATCAAAAGGAAAAGGATTAATGTAAGTGCCATTAATATCATAAATTAATCCGTTTTGAAACTTTTTTGTAACCGATACATTATCAATTAAAAGATAACCTGTTGAATCATCGTTATTATTATAAAAATTAAAATCAAATGTACCTGCACTTGCAGTATAAAGAAATTCATAATAAACCCAGTCATCAGTAGTAACTTGATTAAATACTTCAACACCATTTATTTCAATCCTTACAACTGCTTTTGGAGAACTACCAGTATCAAAATTCTTTGCCCAAAAAGAAACAATATATACACCCGCAGCAAAACTTAATTGTTGATAAATAAAAGAACCTAAATTATCCCCAAATATTTTAGGACATTGACTACCGTTTAATCCACCTGTTAAACTATTTAAAACATTCCCATCATTATACCAATATTCGTAAAGTTGCGGAGCAGTACCATCTATACTAAAGCTACCATCTACTACTAAATCATTTATTGCGACATCGTTTACACTAATAATATACCAAGTAGCATCTTTATTAGATAGGTATAACATACAACCTAAAGACTCCATTAATGAAGTTAAAAGATAATAGCAATCCTTTGGCTCAAAAGTAGACCAATCTACCGAAGAATATTCAGATAGCTTTAAGTTTACTGTATTAATAAGAGTACCATCTATTTGAAATTCACTATAAAAAGCAACATTTAATTCAGTACCAGTCTTTTTTAATAACCTACAAACAAAATCACTAATACTTATACCAGCATCTACATTTGTATCATCATATAAAGCGTAATAATCTTCTCTTGTATATTTAACATCCTTTAAAACTGCAAGATTATCCGTAGCCGTAAGCTGAAGAAAATATTGCTCCTGCCATTCGTATTGAATAACATCAGGTAGAAGGAATCCTCGCCATTTTAAAGTTTCAGTTGTACCATCAGTTTCATAAAAACTTAATCTTAAAGAATATTCATCGTTATCAAAGAAAAAATCAGAAGGTTGAACTTGAGAATTTACAGGAATAAAACATTTAATATCTGCATAAGAAGAACGAATAGGTGCAAATATATTGTCTTTTGTAGCTTTATATTTTAATACAAAAGGCGAATCTTGAGCTGGTATCAAATCAATAATAGGTTCATCAATAACAGCTATATTGTATTTCTCAAACTTAACTTGGTAATACAAATTAGTTCCTACCTGGTCTAATCCTTTAAATTCAAGATTATAAATATGATTATAAGCCATTATATTACCCTCGTATTTTTAATTGCAGTATTGTCTAATAATAATCTCATTTTATCTCCCATTATATCAATTTGATAATTACCTTGACCTGTTGAATTAGATGGCATAGCTACTCTACCTTCAGTATTTACTCCTAAAACAC